GCCACACTTTCCCATCGTATAGAGAATAAAATGCGCGATGCAGTTGATCATCACGGAATTGGAAGAAATTGGAATCTCCATGAACACAGAGGAGACCCATAGCGAGAAAGCCTTCGTGCTTATCGCTTAAATAAAAAGAAGTGACCTTATGGCCGCAAAGATCTTGCGCGGCTTTACGATCGAATACAGGGCAACTGTGTCCTGCCAAATGAGCCTCAGTACAAGGGGGACATTGATGGTCATCGAGATGAGCCAATCCACAAGGAACAGTTGTGGGAATGCTAGATGGAGAGGACTCGGTGAGAATATCACGAGCCCATTCCTGAAAATCTTCAGCATCAAACCATTCGTCCAATTTGGCCACTGTATCAGATAACGAGTCCTCAACGGCGATATGGAGATCATCGTTGAATAAGGTGCTCCCGAAGTAATCGAAAGAAGGGGGTAATGGTATATCATCTTCAAGAAGAGGAAGAGGATCCTTATCGAATCCAGTAAAACCGAAAGTAATAGATGACATATTGACATAAGATTGATGATGAGGGTAAAATTTGGGTAACGCCAATTGCTGTCACTTACAGCTTGACCCGTCATATATGTCCGCGGGTAGACTTTATCACACGATGTGTGGACGCTATACGTATCGTCAACGGTTTTATGAAAGTTATAGAAATATAAGCGTTCTTAATCCGGCGAGGTACCTTGGCAACGCTCTAAACTGTTTGGTTTGTGATATACTGCCGAACCGCCCGAAACAAGTACGCTTAGGCGAATTCACCGTAAACGTCGGCCAAGCCGATCACACGCAAGAAAAAGTGAGCACCTGAACCAATGGTGCCACCGGTGGGGGCGATACGCTGAACATCGTACCACCACGCGAGCTTCAAGTTCCCGTTCACCTTTATTAGGTTGGATTGCAACACTCGATGGCGAGATGTTGAGAACGGAAAGTCTTGCCAACGTTCCACGAATTGCGGGTCGCCGACTCCACCGAATACACGAACAGTGTACCCGGGGAGTGAACGAAATTGTGCCGCAGTAGTGGGATTGGCATGTCCCGGGGGAATGAAACCGTAGTGCAATGTGACGACACTGCCATGAGTGGCAGGGCCGGGAACGAATGCAAAGGAAGCTTTGTTCCACATTACAAGACCGCGGTTTTTGGCCGCAGCTTGCACCTCTGCATGCTGACTGGGATCCCAGATCCCGGGCGAATCAGCCTTGACGGCTGCTTTCAGCTCGTCGTTGTGTTCCACCTCGCGAGTGCCCGCATGGGCACCGGCGGTTTGAATGAGAAGTGATTCAAGACGTGGACGAGTGTCCATTTCGAAGAAGAGGGGGGTAGTCATTTATTTAAGAATGAGTAAAAGAAACGATAACCGCGACTAAGTCGGTGGCCGATATACCTTAAGCCCCAAAGGAGGGACCGACAGCTACTATATTTCTGTTGGGTCATGAGCGAATTAGATTCATACTCACGCCAGATCATGCCCTAAAGTGCATTTTTCACGTGGCACTTTGCTTCGCTAGTCTGATTGCGAAGTTCCCAAGGGGAGACCTAATCATTTGGGCTGTCTTGCGCTGCTACCAAAGTTGGCTCAGCACTAACCTACATCGAACGAAAGTTTGTTACGTTCTAGTACCAGGTGTCGACACATAAAGATTGATGCCGATGGTTTTGGGGTCTGTCCTTCACTTGCGTTAGGGCCGTCCTGGAATTGGGTATAAAACTATTTACGCGTTTAAAGTCCGCTAGGAGAGACTAAGATGATACACATATTTTGAAAAGTTGTCGTTGCGAACACTGGAAGACGTAGCTCAGTACATTCTGTATTACAGAGACTTTGCATAAAACGCAGGCATGAACCTGGCCAGTGGAAGTATCAAACTTATTTTATATTGCAAGGATTCATAGGTAATTCGAATCGGAGAAATGCGCGTGTTTTATAACCTTCGCCGGTTGATGTTGTGAGGATATCAGAAATTGTCGATGAAGGAGACCTCCTCGGTGAGGAGATTCACATTTAAACGGGTTGTTGCGTCAAAGCTGAACGATTGTTTGCATTCGGGTGTGACGGAGATTGCGTGGTCAGAGAAGATGAACATTGTTGGTCTGGTGTCTGCTGTTGCTATATATTTTTCTAGGCAACGTACACCAGCCTTTGAGGAGTATGATTCTGAAACGAGCACGTATGGAACATTGTTGTCCACGCAAGCTTGTACAGTCTCGCTGGTTGTGCATTCACGTGAAAATCTGGCAATTGCGTTTATTGCAGCGACGTTTGTAGAAACGCAGTGTGCAAGCGCATAGCCGACACAACCAAAAGGTCTAGAGTAAATTTTTGCGGCTCTACCATCATAGGGAGCTTTGAGTGATTCGGGAATATCGTCGTATTTCAATGACGAGATGTGGAAGGCCTTTTGTATCATGTTTTCGATAGGCCCAGGCTCAGACGTACCAAAGAGTTGACTGTGCATTTCAGCATAGTATGAAACACCAAATGGTGCAATGAATTGTCGGAACATGCCCATTTCGGCGGTCCAAGCTAAGTGCATTGCTCGATCCCGCTGTTTGTTGGCGATGTTATTGATGAATCGAACCCTAGCGAGCATGATGTTTTCATCATTGATTGAAGCCATGCTAGTGAATGAGGGACGGCCATCTTTTAGATGGTTGTCAAGTTTACTCTTGACGCCTTTGATGATTTGTGACTGAATCTGGGTCAATTGACGTGGGAATAACTCTCGGTCACAAGTGATGTCATCACCGACTTGGAGAAAGCGTTGCCATTGATTGACTTTGTACTTGGTAACTAACCAAGAAACAGCCATGATTTTGTTGGCGATTAGAGTCCATTGGTCGCCAGAACCGAGACCGAAGCCTTGCATGAACACGACCAGACCAGCCCAGTCTGTGACTGTTCTGGCTTCTCGGATTTCTTTTGCGAGCTCAGGCAGGCCAGAGCGCTGCGATATGAGTTCGAGGAAGAGAATGAAGGTGGCGGTCAACAGTCTGTTATGACTGGAGTCTTGCTTCTCAAGGTCAATTTCCCAAGAATACTTGAAACTGCCAAGAAAGGTGGCGGTTTCATGTCTGGTTCTGCCGACGGGAGAGTAACGACCTCTTTTGAGTCCGAAACACCAGGCTTTGGTGAGAGCATCGCAAATGTCAGTGAATTGTGACAATTGCGATTGAGCCATGGCTGTAACACTGAGAGTCTTGAACTCTTTGTCGCCAATTTTCATGAGTTTTTTTGCTGCTTCGTTTTTCGGGAAGCAATGACCGACTGCATCACGTCGTGCACCGACGTTAGACACAGCTTGATCAACGATTTGAGACCTCTTTTGCTTCTTGATAGATGCGAAAGAGGATGTGGCGATTCTATAGAATTTCTTCTTATCGACCCAAACGTTGAAGATTTCATCGACGACGCGTTGTGCTTTCGCGAAATCGGCCTTGGAGATAGGGACCTCTATCGGAGACGCTCGAGATAACCCATTCAACATAGCACTGCCGGGGATTTTGCAGGGGTTGAACATGCAATCGGATTCGTAGGTCATTGGGCCGACGGATTGATATGTATTGATCATCTTGGCTTTGTCGACCGGGACTCGAATTTCGGCTTGCTTTAACTCGCCGACGGTTATGCACTCATTGGTTTTTGGATCAATTAATGAACCAAGAGTAAATGGGACTGTATATGCCTCGAGTTTTGAATCGGAGAGAGGCATGGTAGGAGGATGGATGTGTTCGAATGTGATGTCGGGAATGGTAGTAGGATCCACCAGGTCGAACACGGTGCCACTGGTGATGTAAGAGGATGATAATAGTAGATTTTCACTGGTTCCATTGATACCAGTGGGCTCGCAAGTTGGGATGGATCGAGCACTTGGTTTGTCTGTGCAGACGAATATTGTGCGCTGCCTAGCGCGAGTAATTGCAACTCCAAAATGAGCAAAAAAGGAGTTATTGGAGAATGTGGCAAAATCAGGGCAACCACCATTAGCTTGAGAGCTGTATAGCCAGGAAGTGTTAGAACGTGATCCTTGGCTCTCGTGAGCGGTGATGGTGTCTGGTAATGCCATATTTACCAACCTTGCTTTGGCGGCTTGTGTACAAGTAAGGACTAAATCGCCCTGCTCTGGTTGGAACAATTCATCAGAAATTTCATATTGTAACCCACGGCAAATGGGTGATCCTGAGAAGTAATTGTCCATTGACACTGCTGATCTACTGTAACGCAAATAAGTATACAATGCGTCATAGGGACAGAATGAGACGGGTGCCAAGAATACCAATAAAGGATCATGTGAAAATGGTGCCAATTGGGGGATTTGGTCATTGAAAATCTGTTTGATTTGTCCACCGTCACCAATGGTGATGAGACCTTTTGCGTTTGGGAAACGCCTGTACATTTCGAGTAAGTGAATACCGAGCGTGTGAGCTTCGTCGATAATCACGAATCGAGAACAATTTTGGTTCAGTCCTGTATGTTGTGTGTAGACTGAGACCCTTTGGGTTGCGTTGTTGTTTCCAAGCTCACGCAACCATTGAGATTGGAGTTCCCTGGACGGAACAATGATGCAATCCTGGTCGTTAACCCAGGTGCGGACGCCTTGACTTTTTCCACCCATGGCCAATCCTTCGATGTGAGCGATGTATGGTATCGAAACAAAGTCCAACCTTCTTTGAACATTGACGAGGGCTGCAGATACAGCATTGATGGTTGTCGCTGCTGCATCTGTGGTCAATTGATCGACCAATTGTTGCCTGTTCAGGAAGGGAGGCTGTGTGCCTAAATTACCACGATCGCATTCGTAAGATGTGCGAAGCAACGCATTGCGCTGATATTGGCTGCCTCGTGCATCGGGGGAGAAGTAAAGATTTTGGGCATTGAGAATGTCGGGGATTTCAGCGATGGTGTTGAAATTTTCATGAAGCCGCGGGTTTGAGGCGGTCATTATATCATGAATAGGTTGAAACGACACGGTGCCATCGGGGTTGGTCGGAAGACGTTGCAAGAACCTAGGAGGCTGGTTTTGGTTGAGAGGAATCGGAGAATTCTCATCAACATTTACTATCAACCGACGCTCAAAGGCTTGCTCGATTGTGTCTTGACCATCTTGGACCCATCCATTGTCAAAATGCCCAATGTTGACTGGCATCATAGGTACGGGAATTGTTACCGGAATTTGTCCGGTGAGCATTGATCGGCCAGGTACCGAATTTGGTGAGAGTGTTGGAGCAGCCCGAACGGCTGCTGCTACGTTGTTCAAAGAATCATCGAGGCGCATAAGTGCCGCGCGTTCGATGGGGTCGACAAGCTCGATTTGAGCGTGAATTTGTTGTCGAAGATTGTGGATTCTTTGGAATCTCTCATACCTGGAATTGTACCTTTGCAGGAACACTTTGATTTCGGTGAGAAATCGGGTATAGGGAATGTCCATCATTTGGACGTTGAGTCTGGCTTCATATGCCTTTTGCTGCTGTACAAAGTCTAAAGCAGCGGGATCAGGGGTTAAATGTTTTACAAAGGTTTCTACTATTTGAATACATGAAGATTGGAAATCCAAGTGCTTAGCTAGGAAGAGATCATTGAAAAAGTTCTTGAAAGAAGTGTCAGAAATGGATAGGAAAGTAGATATTTTTTTTGATTGGGCCTCTACTATCGGGAGGTTTAATACACGAGAAATGTGAATGACAACGTCGAAGAAAACACCGGTACTTTCAGCGGTGAGAGATAATACAGATGAGGAAACATGAGTACATATAGAAATGAAATCCCAGCCATGAGACCAGGTGGAGGCGGTAAGACCATCCAAAAATGAATTGACAGCGTCGAAATGCAACGTGTTTGCTAAACGCTTGTATATGGACGAGGAAGATAAGCTCAGAGCAATTGATTTGCCGTAAACTTCGGCATAGGCATTCTCGGAAATGTCATCTAAACTCATGTAGCGCCCATTGGAAGTCATGGTGTTTAGCCACTGCCTTCCGACGGCAAGGGAGCCAAACAAGGTGTGCTCACCAGTTTTGGCATTGGTGATTTTCCTTGCGGTAGAGTCTAGTATTGAGAAAGCACCTTTGGTAACGGAGCTTATTGCTTCTTTTGTCCCTAGAGACAGATCAGTCTTTGGCAATGACTCGTACTCATGATGATCGCACATGGTAGAGTAGACACACATCCAGATGGCGAGATATTCGAACTCGCTGGCGGAAAGGTCCAACCGTGGGGTGACGGCACTGCCGGATACTGTGTATGTGACGTTTGACTGTCTCAACTGTATCCTTGCATTGAGCGGGTTGCGCTCGGCGGCAGTGCGGTACATTTGGAGCGCACGGTCGAATCCCTTCTTTTCAATGCGTAAATTGACGACGCCCTTGAAAGGATGAGGGACCGGGATGAGGTAGTATACGTCCTGGTCTGGGACGAACCTATGGACAAATTTGCCATGGAATAGGTTAATTTCCATGAGCATTGAAGAACCGTATCTGCCTAGGACGGTGCGCCTGAGTGCGCACGATGCCGAAACGGTTGGAGAAAACAAACTGCGCACGTTTGATAGTGACTGATCGTAAGCTCCGGAGGTCGAGAAGGATGAAAGTACTTGTTGCCCGACGATGGACGTATGCTGATTGGTCAATGGATCGAGGGCAGCACCGCCTTCAAGAACATGCCAATCAATGTGAGACGCGGAATAAGCAGTCTCAATGCCAACGGACTCCATAATATAAAGGATGTCGGCGGAAGCAATGTTGGGTTCTATGTTCATGAGAACCAAATAGTCGGGGCTGAATCGCTTGAACAAAGCGACTGCAGCATCTTTAGGGCCAGTGACGACCCTACCTTCTGACTTTGCGGCTTTGAGTATCAAGCAGCGATTTTCTCCGCACATTTTGCACGGCACGTTGACTCTAGCGGGGTCAACTCCTTGGTTTGGATCTCTATACCAAGCAATGGCCTTGGGATTCGCATGCCATTCTACGAGAGAAGGAGCAACGATCGCCACCACACCGTATTGCGTATTTTCTTCAATGGCGCGCTGCCACATGCGGCGTGCTGTGATAGCTTCGCCGTGATCTACGACTTGAGGGACGTAGTTCATAGGATACTTGAAGATTTCCGCCATCTTTCGGAATGATTTGTGTGTGGGATTGATGGGCGTGTTTACGAATTTGCTGAACGATTGCTTGTAAGCAATCAGGTTCTCCTTCTTGTCCTCGAACAAGGATGGGTATAAGATCTCTCCGGAGGCCATGGCGCTCGCGTCGGAGATGGTAGCGGTGCGTGCTTTTGCCGGCACGTTAGGCGAGGGAACGAATTTTTGGGTGCGGTAAGCCCTTAATTGACCGCGGGAGATAGAGAGATTGGGCTGGCTCAACAATATGTCAGCTGCCACTCTATTCGAGATTGCAGCTGCCGTGGGGAAACGCCCATGAGCCATGGCGTATTCTACGGCGTCGACACGTCGTGTGGTAGACCCAACAGGGACACCTCTGAGTTTTTTGCATTTGAACAATGCCTTGAGGATGTTGCGGGGGAGATCGGCGTCGAAACCGGACGCCCTGGTGATGTGGATGGAGCCGGGATGACGGTCGGCTTTGAGAATTCGGTGGGTGTGAAACCAGTAAACTGGTAGGTCGAACACTTCAGTTAGTGCAGGATCATCGCGCAGTTTCCGCACGGCCTGCAATCTGTACTTCGATGTTAACAATCGAATGTAACAGTATCCTTCAGTGTTCGAGAAGTAGTTGTCGTAAACTTTACGTTCACGACAGGTGAGGTGTGTTGATTCGATGAATTTGAGGAAGGAGGGCTGAACTTTAGCAGAAAATCTGGAAAAGGGGGAGCTCATTTTCGCGATAGAGGACGAGCTGACCTGGTGCAAAA